AGCGTACCGATTGACGAAAGACCCATTACATCCGCCTTGTCGATGAATGCCTGAACCTGTTCCGGCTCCCACAGTACGACACGACCGTCGAGGCCCGAGACGCCCATGCGCTCGAACGGGTTGGTTGTTACCTTCCCGTGCCGCTTGCCGACGTACCAGATCTTACGAAGCACCTTCAGAACATGGACCGCACGGTGGTCCGAGTACTGTTCCCGTAGTTGTGTGTACATCCGATCAGCATGGGTCGGAGTGACCCGCTTGTACAACATCTCACCGAACGGCGTTCCGGCTTGTCCCAGCCGAAGCTCGGAGGCAGTACGGACCATCAGGTCGTAGAACTTGGCACTGTTGCTGGTCAGCTTCTTCCACTCATGCGTAGTGCGGTAGTACGCAATGAGACCGTCTACGCTGTCCTCAGCAACACGCTTAACGCCCTCCCGGCGGGCTTTGTAGTGCTCGTACTGAAGGCAGATCTTCTCCGAGTACGACTTAGCTTCCTCCATGCTGTCGAACCGGCGGTAGCCGATGTCGAGTGCCTCACGGATATACTTCTTGGGGTTAAAGACATAGTAGGTACGACCGCTAGTGTTCTTACGGGTCTCGACAAACTTTGCCATCTGTCCGTCCTCTTGCTGTTGTTCGTGTGAGGACTCTACGCGATACCCATAACAAAGGTCAACACTGATGGCGTCAACAAAGGGGGTTGTCAGGTCCGCAGTTGTGGTTTAAACTCTACGGTTAACGAACCGTTGGAAGTCTATTATTATATAAATACTAATAATAAACGGTTATGTAATCGATTACATTACGTTTGATATTAAACGTAAGATATCTCCCGTAATACAATACGATTGATAACAGAAAAATGGCCTCCGGAATTTACCGAAGGCCATCATCGTTATGGTTTTACGTCGAATTCGACCTCGACTACGTCTTCGTAGTCGTCCACCGGAATATCATCGATAGGTACGGCGACAGCCTTGTCCCGTACAAAACCAACCCGTTGCTGCTCGTTGGTTTCCTTGCTGACCTGTGCCGCATCAATCAGAGCTTCGGCCATCTCTTTGGCATTAGCACTGGTCAGAACTACCGTGATTTTTTCTGCCTCCATTGGTCTCCTAACTCCTTTGTGATTCCTAACGAGTCAGGTGTTAGCAATGATAGCGAGTCGGTACAACCTGTAACCGTACCTTGTCATGTATTGATGCAGAACATCAGTTAAGGTATTCTGTTGAAACCAATCAACGGAGGTACGACATGAGTGATGTAGAAGATCGGGTGTACTTGTCAGCCACCCCTGACGGTAACCTCGATATGAGTATCCCAGAAGGCGGAACCGAGCGCCCTCTCGAACCGGTAGAGCTTCTTCTGCTCGGTGTGTTCATTCGGTCCTCGAAAGACGAGGAGTGGGCCAAAGAGATGTTCAACTGGGTGGTGAACAACTACGAAGAGTACTTTAAGCAGGGCGACAACGAGGCTGCTGGATAATGTGGTTCTCTGTCGCTGTATGTCTATACGGATTGGGGGCAATTTGGATCTTGCTGACCGCCGTTGAGGAGAACGGTCGTACAGCGCCGATTGCTATCCTGTCTCTGCTCTGGCCTCTGTACGCTATCGTCATGATCTTGATGCAGTTTGTGTCTTTTCCGGGGTTTGGTCCGGATGAGGACGACGACAGCGACAGTAAGGACGACACTAAGTAGGGAATCACGCCAACTGTGGCCATGAGCGTGGCTGTGGGACGGTCAAAAACGGCCATTCCACGCCACGCTTTTTTAATTTATGCAATAAAAACAGTAGGTTGGTAGGCCCGGAGGGACTCGAACCCCCACCCAAAGCGTTATCTGAATTTTGTTTGTTTTCAGTAACTTATTTTGCGTTTGCGTGGCTATGGACATAACTGCTAGCATCCTGACCGACATTAGCAGGAGTAACGGTTATGCCTACCTACAAAGAGCAGCTAGAAGTCCTTAGCGATCTCCGCCTACGCAGCGATGAGCATAAAAGACTGGACTGCCCGTTCTGCGGAGGGCGTAAGACGTTGAGTGTTAGTGATGTCGATGGTGCCCTGCTTTGGCATTGCTACAAAGCATCTTGTTCTGCCCGTGGGGTTAAGCGTCATGGCCGCAGTACCGACCAAATCCGAAGCCGCCTAAATCGAATCGAACGCACCAAAACGCGCTCCACCATACCGTTGCCTTCCCCGCTGTCGGAACCGAGCAATCATCCCCGCGTTGTAGAGTACCTCACAAACAACGGGTGCCTTGCTGCGTATGAAAACGGATGGATTGAGATCAAGTACGCTCCAGCAGACGACCGGGTGGTTTTCTTCACAAACGGTGGCTCTGGTGCTATCGGTCGGTCACTGAGTGGTGCCGTACCGAAGTGGAAGGCTTACGGAGACACAAGCGGGTTATTGACCGTGGGCGAAGGGCACACGCTGGTCTTAGTAGAGGACGCAGCTAGTGCCTGTTCGGTGGCACGAGTTGAGGGTTATATTGGTGGCGCTCTGTTGGGTACAAATTTGTCTCCGGAGCAACGCCGAGCCTTGCGACGGTATGGGTCCGTAACAATATCCCTTGACAAGGACGCTAGTAAAAAGTCATTAAAGATGCACTCTGCAATACAGGGGCTAGTACCTACAAGGGTGCGCCTACTGTCTGAAGATGCGAAAAACATGAGTACGGAACAAATACGGAGAACTCTCACATGAAGGCCCGTGCAATCGTCCTGATAGACTATACGTTTGAGGGCGGCTTTATCGAAGCTGCGGAGGAGCAGCGAAAACTGGAGGATGCGATCAAGGGGCTGACGGCGGGTAACCCTCGCGTGGTAGCTACACAGGTGGACATTCGAGAGCGACGTGGCGACAACCCGCCTGACATCAAGCGTCTCAAGCTCCGGACAAGTTAACTCAACAAAATCAACAGCTTGCGAACACAACGGCCCCTAGCTTTTGCTGGGGGCTTTTTTTATGTTCCTGCTGGTGTTATCTTCTGCACCTCAAGTAAGAGCAGCAAGAGTACACTAGCTATGGACGCACAGATCATTAAGTCGTTGCTTTCACACGATTTTTATACTCAAAACGAGAAGCGACTTGGAGAGCATCTGTTCGGTGACGAGTACAAGGATCTGTACCGAGTCGTTGCCGAGGCACACAAGCAGTTCGGTCATGACCTGTCCACCGACGAACTTATGATGCTCTGGAAGCGGGACAACCCTGTCGCCACCCGTGCCGATGCCCAGATCATGGAAGACATTATCGAGGACATAGAACGGTCCAGTGAGCCGTCCCCGGACGTAGCGTCGGACCTCATCGGCCATCTATGGCGTCGGGAGATCGGTCGCCAGATCGCCAACCTTGGTCTGGAGATCAGTGAAGGCAACGACGATGCCATGAGTCGCATCCAGAAAATTGTGGAGAAGAACGCCGATTCTTACCTGCCGGACGACTTCGGTGAACCGACCACGACTGATCTCGAAGAGTTGCTTGCTATCACCGGCGACGAGGCCCGGTGGGAGTTCAATATCCCAACGCTAGCAAAGCAGATCTACGGCATTGGCCCTGCCGAATTTGGTATCGTGTTTGCCACCCCAGAGACAGGTAAGACCGCATTCCTTGTGTCCCTAATGGCCGGACCCAATGGGTTTGCCGACCAAGGGGCGAAGGTTGTCTACCTCGGAAATGAGGAAGCGACCCGACGCACCATGCTTAGGGCGTATCAGGCATGGACTGGCCGCAGCCGGGAAGAGATCGCTTTGGACCCTCGCCCTGCTATCGAAGCATTCCGTCAGATAGAACCCAACCTGATCATGCAGGATATTCAGGAATGGGATCTCGGCACCATTGAGGCGTTTATTCAGAAGCAAGATGCCGATGTGGTCATCATCGATCAGGCCGACAAGGTCCAGATCGACGGGCAGTACAACGCAGGACACGAGCGTTTACGGGCGCTCTACAATCGGCTCCGTGAGCTGGCTAAAAAATGCGAGTGCGCGATTGTGGGCGTCAGTCAGGCATCGGCAGATGCGGACGGCAAGTCTCGCCTTACCTATACGATGATGGAAGGCTCTAAAATCGGTAAAGCCGCTGAGGCTGACCTGATTATCGGTATTGGTCGTTTGGATGCTGGGGACGTTGAGAACAGCGAGCCAGACAATACGCGGTATATCACCGTGAGTAAGAACAAGCTGTCGGGCTGGCACGGTACAGTCATCTGCAACATTCAGCCTGAAATCAGCCGCTACGTCGTTTGAGGCGCAT